ATGGCAATGGATCGATCAACAGCAATGGACAGAGCGTACGCTCATGTCACGGAAGCCTTGGTAATTCTCTCTAGACCTGAGATCGAACAGGATGCAGAAGTCCTAACGATCCATCAGCTCCTAGAAGAGGCTCTTGGTCATATCGCAGCAGACAATAAGGAATAGAGATGGATGAAACGGTGATGGTAGTACGCTGTAAGGAGTGTGGTGAAGAGCATACCTCTGAGGAGGTGATAGCACTGAACATTGAAGAGGACATAGTAGGACGCGATGTTCTTACGTTTGAGTGCCCTGTCACAAACCGCACAACTACGTCATTTATTTTCCTGAAAAATCAATAAGTTAGCTAGTGTTGACCTAATTTTGAGCATTTGGTAAGGTGTACATACTGAAAACACAAAAGGAACAACAATGAAAGCAATCGTTACACGTGAATCCCTGCAAGCAATGCTGATGTCTGACAAAGCCGAGCAAGTGGTTGGTCGGGCACTCAAAGCAATCTTCCTAGCCAACCAGACTGAGGATGAGCGTTCATCCAATGACACGAAGAACTTCAATGGAATTGGGTTCTCTGGTGCAGATGCACGGTCTGGTTCGATCACAGCGAAGTACTTCATCAAGCATGGCAAGCTTCTGCAGTTCCAGGTGGATCTCTGGACAAAGCGCCAGAAGAATGGCTTTGCTCGCTTGACCAAGTACGCAAATCAGCTGAATGAGATCGCGATCAAAAAAGCACAGGCAAATCAGCAGGTTAGCTAGTGTTGACCTTTTTTTGACCTTATGCGAAGATGTACATACTGAAAACACAAACAAAGGAAACGAAATGAGCAAAATGACCAAGTACGCAGTATATCAGCTTCCGGAGACCAACGCAAAGATCCGGGATCTGAGCTTCTTAAATCCTCTTGAGATCGAAGCAATCTCTGATGAGTTCGAGCTTGTTGCACGAGTAGATGCACGGACGCTGGATGAGGTGTTCCGTATAGGGAATTTCGTCTGTGACGAGGATCTCACGCTGATTGATGTGGTTGGTGAGATGCACAGCATCAGTGTAGGCGATATCATTCACAACCTAGAGACTGATGAGACGCATGTAGTCGACAGGATTGGGTATGTGAAGATCAACATGAAGGAAGCAGCGTAGGCTGTTGACCTAATTTTGAGCATCTGAGAAGATGTACAGACTGAAACAAACAAAGGAAAAACACATGAAAACAGCTCTATCAATTCTGGACAAAGTAGTGATCGGATCGATCCTTCTCTTCGTAGGCTTTTCTGTAGGCAACCCTGATGTTGGTGTTGCGTTGTTAGAGACAGGGATCCAAGGGATCCGTAGTGTCACGATTGGTCTTTTTGAGTAAGGAGTAGTAAGAATGGCTAGAATGAGCGACCTGATGATTGACACGGAAATCATGCTTCGCGATGGTTTCACGGTTGATCAGATTGTAGAGAAGCTTGGCATCCCAGCGCAGTGGGTGTTCACGATCCGCGATATGATGGACATGGAGATGGTAGTAGGTACATATGACAAGGAGGCAGTATAATGGGTGCATACAAACAAGCTCGCTTCCATACAATCCAGCTGCTGCAGATGGTAGATGATGGGATGGTTGATAAGGACTATCTGATCCAGGATCTGCTTGGGTATCTCTCAGAAGATGAGGTAGAAGACTTTATGCGTAGGAACGATTACATTCGTGAAGAGGAAGAAGCAGAATGAGAACATTGCATGATCTGGTAGGGGACATCCTATCATTGAGTAAGGTTGACACATACATGCTAGCAGAGGCATTGGCATTGTATGACATCCGTAAGGCTGAGCAGTTCCAACATATGTTGGGTGTCAGTGTACGAGAGGAAGAAGAGCGTAGACTGAAGGACTGGAATTCGATTAGTTCCCGTCTCCTAGCAAAGGCAGTAGAAGAGGAAAAAGAAAGGATTGCAGCATGAAGAACTTTATGATCAATTTCGTCTCTGGTGTATTCAATCTGATTGCAGGAGCTGCGATCGCAATGTTCTTAGTGAAGGTGATAGCATGAGCATAGGTGAAATCATAACGCTGGTTGTGGGTGGAGTGGGATGGGTGTGGATGTTCTGGGGTGTAGCGACTCTGAAGTGAATTCCAGATGGGCGGTTTGGGAAAATGGTTGTTTTTGCAGCAGGGGGGGAAGGGGCTAGCAACCCGCCCCCAACACATTTCTAAAATTTTTTTGTAACTTTCCCTTTTTCTAAAATTTTTTTTGGGTGGCTATATAATAAAAAATTTTTTTTGTAAAATTTTGGAGTATAAAGTTGATTAGTAAAATTTACCTGGATATGGATGGAGTACTTACAGACTTTTATGGAAGATACAAAGAAAAGTTTGCTATTGCTCCGTCTGAAGCATTCAGGAATAAGAAAGACAAGGACGATAACTGGCGTCTTTTTGTGGAACACAAGGAATTTGAGACACTTCCTTGGCACAAAGATGGCAAAGAACTACTAGAATTTGTCAGAAATACTAAGATTCCCCTTTCAATCCTGTCTTCCTCCGGTGGTAGAGATACTCATGAAGAGGTGACAAGACAAAAAAATGTCTGGTTAGACCGTAATGGGATAGACTTTGATCGTATAATCGTCCCAGGACGGAAGCATAAAAAGGAATTTGCACGCTCTGATACACTTCTTATCGACGATACTATCGATGTGGTAGACGATTTTGCCATCAATGGAGGCTTTTCCATCCTACACAATAACATCTTACAGACAAAAAACCTTATAGACATCTATACACGCGTGATCTACTGAGCAAAACCTGGGGGATACCCCCCAGTTTCTTTAGCCTAAACTCTCATCTATACTAGATATCCCACCTAAACAACATAGGAGACGCAATGACTCGCAAGAATTCACGCGCAGACCTTGCTTTAACCACTCTTTTTGCTGTACTATCAATCGGTGTAACAGTGCTTTTACTTAGAAACGTGGAGAAAATTGAGCATTTGTACGATAAGCCCGATGAAAAACCGCTATTCTATCAAGTCGACACGAAATACAAATTCACTAATAAGGACTATATCTGCCTTGCAAAGAACATTTTCTTCGAAGCAGGCACTGAAAGCGACATAGGAAAGTATGCTGTCGCACAAGTTACAATCAATCGAATGGAAAATTGGCGCTGGCCAGACACAATCTGTGAAGTAGTACACCAACCATACCAGTTTTCTTGGACACTAGATCGCTCACTACACTATAAACAATTGTCTGGCCCTAATTGGGACCGGTCATTGAACGTGGCATACCACGTGTTATTTAACGGTATACGCTTATCACTCGTCGATGATGCGCACTTCTATCATGCAACATATGTTTATCCGCGCTGGGCGCCTAAAAAAGAGGTTGTCACAAGGATCGAAAACCATATTTTTTACAAATTTATCGACACTTAATGTTGACATCATTTTGCTCTGACCATATAATCATCTTGTAGAAGTGATAAACCTTATTAAGGACTAAATTATGACGACATTTAATATCAGTGACAAACAAGTAACCAATATTCACAATGCATACTGCTATTTGCACAAGGCCTTGACTGTGTCTAACGACATGTTTAAGGATGATAGCGAGATTGTACAGGTTCTTAAAGTAGCAATGAGCTACCTAAAACCAGTAAGTGACGATGTAGTTTCTCGCAAAGACAAGATCTTCGATCAAGAAATGGATCGATACAATAAGATCCGAGAAATGAATGACTTTGATACAATATGGTCAATCTTTCGCTATGACCTAGACTTTAGCCTAGATGAGAAACACAACTACCCCATCGGTGCTTCTCTTGTGTGCTATGATATTCCCGATGCTGATCCAAAGTTCAAGGTTACTGGCCATACATGGCTAGACCTTTGGAAAGATGTTGATCGCTACTACAAGAACTACCCTTCTCTCGGCTTTCACCAATTCATCGAAGGGTTTAAGTATACCAAAGAAAGCAATACTTTGTACATTCAACTTGGGAGTTAATAATGGTACATCAGGAAATGGTAAACAGTTTTTTGGATAGCCTCCGTGCATCTGGTTCAGTAAATATGTTTGGCGCTGGACAGTACATCGAAGAAGCCTTTGGCCTTAAGAAACACGAGGCAAGAAAGATGCTAGTTGTGTGGATGGAGACTTTTAATGATCGAGTGAAAAGAGGAGAGGTTTTAAATGAGCATAGTAGTGATTGATATAGATAACGATTATTGCGATGAGCTGGTATACTCTTATCAGCTATGCAAGGATGACGATGGAACCTATAGCGTCTATGTTGCTCGAGACTTGTTTAGAGGATATACAGCAGCTAAAGGTCTTCAGTCGTTCGATGATGCATGGAATCAACTAAAACGAACTTTGGAAGAAAACGAAGATGTATATGCATAGTTCAGAACTAAACGACAGAATCCGTAAAACTATTTTAGACCTTGAAAAAAGTCCTGAAAAAAATGAGTCGTTTATTTCTTTGCTAAAAGATTGTATGCTAGAATTTGAAATGTTAAATGGTCGTGTAGATGTCCTTACACAAGAATGTCATTGGTTAAACTCTCATGGGAATAAAAAATGAGCATGCACTTACTTGGTCCAGCGTTTACTACTACAAAGTTTACTAAGTCTAAGCCTAAGAAATGGTCTTCCAGCGCTGCAAAGAAAAAAGCAGCAGACCTTAACGAAAGCTGGCAAGCAGTCCTTGCAAAACATAGTCCTAAAACTATTGCTAAAAAGGTTGCGCCTTTAGTTGCTCCTAAGATGTTTGTAGACGAGAAAAGATTGACCAAATCTATTCCTAGCAAGGACTCTGGTGGGTTTTCCACTAAACCAGTAAAACAGGTCTATACTGGTGATAAAATCATTGGTATCGCTGCAATGCATAAGTCCAACCTAGTACCTATCTTCAACGATGCTGCCGCAAAAGATGTCGCCACTATGAGACGTGGATGACCGCTAAGTTTTATAAAAGGTCTACAAAAAAGTACGGTACTAATAGATTTACCACTACTATTTCTTCTGATGGACATATTAGACAAACAAAGAGTTTTGGGTCAGGCCCAATCAAGCAATCCTATTCTTCATCTAGCAGAGATGGTAGAACGAGAAGTACAAGGACTTTACACACTCAAGGATTTACAACAAGATCAGTCAGATATTTGGACAAACAAAATAGGATCAGTTTTCCAAAATTTCTATCTGGTCGGTCTAGCAGGTCTAGATCAAAAAGTACTAAATTATCTGCAACAGACTTTGTTTATTTGGTCATTTTAGTGCTGTTGATCTTTTTTTCATTATGAACTATTATGGTCTTGTGTTAGTGATAAACAACGAAAGGAAATATTATGGCACACATGGTTGAAACGATGGCTTATGCAGGTGAAGTTCCTTGGCACGGTCTTGGTGTAAAAGTTCCTGCTGACCTTTCTCCTGCTCAGATGTTGGACAAAGCTGGTCTTGATTGGACAGTACAAAAGATTCCTGCTTTTGCCAATGTTGCTGGTAAGCAAGTAAGTGTAGGAAAGTCCGCTCTGGTTCGCAGCTCAGATAATTCTATTTTGGATGTAGTTAGCAATGATTGGAATCCTGTACAGAATCAAGAAGCATTTGAGTTCTTCGACGAGTACTGCCGTGCTGGTGACATGGAAATGCACACCGCTGGTTCCCTTCGCGATGGTCAGATTGTATGGGCCCTTGCAAAGGTACATGATTCTTTCGAACTTTTTAAAGGAGATCAAGTTGAGTCGTTTCTTTTATTCACCAACCCTCATCGGTTTGGTCAGTGCATCGACGTCCGGTTTACTCCCATTCGTGTCGTATGCAACAACACTCTTACGCTTTCTTTAAACCGTAAGTCCGATCAACAAGTTAAAGTGAATCACCGTACTGTGTTCAATGCTGACGATGTTAAAGAGACTCTTGGCATTGCAACAGGTAAACTTCAGAAGTACAAAGAGATGGCTGCGTTTCTTGGTAGCAAGCGTTACACGGAAGATACTCTCAAGCAGTACTTTAGCAAAGTGTTTCCTGTCCTTGTCTACAACAAGGAGAAGGGTCCTCAGCGCAAAGAGATCTCTAAGTCTGCTTCGCGTGCTCTTGAGGTCGTTAACACCCAGCCTGGAGCAAAGTTTGCTGAAGGGTCTTGGTGGCAGGCTTTCAACACTGTAACCTACTTGACTGACCACGAGATTGGAAAGTCAGCAGATACTCGTCTTGCATCTGCCTGGTTTGGTCCAAACAAGAATCTCAAGGTGAAGGCTCTTGAGACCGCAGTAGAATTTGCGGAGGCTGCATAATGTTCGCCCCCACGAGGGGCGCACAGCGCCCTTCTAAAAGCCTCCATGGAATCAATCCTTTTGCACTCATTAAGTTTTTGGAACAAGCAAAGACGATGTGTGAGCGAGAGGGTGATAGGGACTCAGCTTTAAGGTTTGAACTGATGGTTGAGTATTTTAGGAATGATTACGAGCCTGGTAAGCCTCTCAAGTTTACTGGGCAAGTAATTGGGTTTTAATTTAATTATGGAGTTACACATGGAAAATCAAACAGAAGTAGATCGTAGCAAGCGCAAAAATTCTAAAGAGATTGTTGAGTTCCTTTCCCTTCAGAATCTCTCGGACTCAACAGTAGTTCTTAAAAACATGATGGAGAAGTTCAATATGTCCTATGCAAATGCATATTACTTCTTCCGCAAGGTTCGTAAAAGCCATAAGGAAGTTGTTCAAGGCTAAATACGAGTTACGATCGTATGAAGTTGATCGAAAGGTGTTCTGGACGCGGGTTCGACTCCCGCCAGGTCCACCATAAGCATGCTCTTTAAGGTCTTGGTCGTTACCAGCGTAGCAAAAACGGCGACAGAGTATGCTTCTGATGGGCCTGTACTGGTATTCGACAGGGCAAAGAGTAGAAAGATGGACGATCCGACACAGAGAGTCGTTAACAGTAAACCGCAATAAACGCCAATGATGAGCGCTTTGCTTTAGCTGCCTAGTGCATGCTGAGCTGGGGATTTGTAGGTTGTTCCTTATTACCCAAACAACCTACACCTTGGAGTTTACATTATGCCTATTGTACTTGAAGACATCAAAGAACAAATAACTGAAAAAGTTACACCTCTTATTGAAAAAGCAGAAGAGCATGTTGCTGAAACAATACCTCAAACTAATGAACTAAGTAACGATTCAACAATAGTAATTATAGGTATAGTTTTAGTACTCCTTTGGCTGCTTAAACCTTTTTATGGGGCAATATTTTTTCTGTTGAGAATATTTTTGGTAATCGCTATAATTTACCTTTTGCTAATCATAATACCTTTTCTCTAGGAATACATGGAAGAAATAAACCTAAACAGAATGATCAACATAACAGATTTTCTTCTTGAAATAGAACACATAGCCTCAGATAAGAACATTGATTACATAGACGCTGTGGTACACTATTGTAGCAAGACAGGAATGGAAATTGAGACAGCAGCAGAACTAATCAAAAAGAATGCAAAGATAAAAGCAAAGCTAAAGAGTGATGCAGAGTCTATTGGATATCTACCTAAAACAGCTAAACTACCAATATGAATTTTATTATGGATGGATTTGATGCATACAAAACATATGTTGCATTAAAGAACCACTTTACTTCCAAGACCTATGACTTCTTTAAGTACAATGGTAGGACAAGAGCAAGTTTACAAAGTTTCGAGAAAAGGCACGATAAGTACTTCTTTGCTAAACTTTCTAAACAAAAGAATATAATCGACTTTCTAGTTGCTAACATTGCATATGGTGGTGATGTGTGGGTTGGTGATGTTATCAACAATACAGAAGCAGAGAAGCACTATCTAAGGTTTCTAAAGATCAAGGAGTCAATCTCCTACATCTTTAAGCAAGACCTACAAAAGTTTGATAGTCCCTTTCTATCCAACTTTGTAGTTTTAGATGGTCAGCATCCAAAGGCATTACAATTACTTTTGGAAAAGCAGATCAACATTGAGACATTGATTATTATCAATGAACTATCTTCGTTCATGAAGATTTGGAATCGTAAGATTGAAGATACGGTTGTGTGGCCTACAATCTATCTTAAGTGCAAGAAGTTAAGGCCCTTCCTTGCTTTTGACAATGATAAGATGAAAAATATCCTTGTTGAAAGAATTAAAGAAGAAGAGTAAGATAAATACTATTATATCATGATTAAGTGGATACGATATAATACTTTCATACAACGACTATACGGAGAATCAAATGAGTACATCTAATTTTGCTCAACTCAAACGCAATCGCCAGACCCAATTTGAAAAGTTGAATGGTGAACTACAAAAGCTCAATACCCCTGCAGAGAAAAAAGAAGACAATCGATTCTGGAAGCCAGAAGTAGATAAGGCTGGTAATGGAATGGCTGTTATTCGTTTTCTTCCTGCTCCCAAGAACGAAGATCTTCCTTACATCCGTGTTTGGGATCATGGTTTCCAAGGTCCAGGTGGATGGTATATCGAGAAGTCTCTTACTACTCTAGGACAGAAAGATCCTGTCAGCGAGTACAATGCAAAACTTTGGGCGACTGGTACTAAAGAAGCTCAAGCACAAGTTCGTAAACAAAAACGTCGTCTATACTTCATTAGCAACATCTATGTTGTAAAGGATCCTGCTCATCCAGAGAATGAAGGTAAGGTATTCCTTTATCAGTATGGTAAGAAGATCTTTGATAAACTTAATTATGCAATGAATCCTGAGTTTGAGGGAGACACACCTGTTAATCCTTTTGATCTTTGGGAAGGTGCAAACTTCCGTCTTAAGATTCGTAATGTAGAAGGATATCGTAATTACGACTCTTCGACATTTGAAGCACAAGCTCCTTTGCTTGATGACGATGATGAACTCGAGAACATTTGGACACAAGAGCATGCTCTTCAAGCATTCTTGCAGCCTTCAGAGTTCAAGAGTTACGAAGCACTCGAGACTCGTCTCTACAAAGTTCTTGGTCTTGATGGTTCAGCAGCTGCTCCTCAAACTAAGGCTGAGAACAATGCTCCTTGGGATGAAGAAGAGGATGTTGCTCCTCCTAAAGCATTAAAGACTAAACCAGCACCTAAGCAGCCAGTCATTGAAGAAGACGAGGATGATGACAGCGTAGAGATGTTTAAACATCTCTTGGATGATTAATTACATCATTCCAACTGGATATCTATTACCAGGATTAAGTAAGACTCTTAATTGATCTTTTGTAGTAGAGTGAGGAGGTATTGTAGGAGCTGATGGCCTCATACCTCCTCCTTTTGTTGTATTATTATTGTTTACAGTAGTTGGTGCATTAACAATTGGTGGTGGTATTTGTTTAAACAAATCTATCATACTTCGAAGTCCAGATAATTCAGAAATCATTTCTAATGGATCTTTTTCTGGTTTGGCATCAGCCGCAGTAAAAGGTTTAGGCTGTGACAAAGGACTGTAGGTTGGTTGTGCAACATTTATCGCTTCAAAACTTTTCTTTAAATAATTTTCAAATTGGGCTTCTCTAGCTCCAGGTGTTGGAGCAACCCATTTTCTCAATGCTTGATCGATGGGTGTATTCCCGTAAAATCTATTCCACAGCTCTCTTTGAGCAGCAAAACCAGCTTCAGGAGTTGGAAATCGAGCAAATTTACCTTTGTTTTCCTCTGTTCCTCTTGTCATATCTTGAGTAGCGCCATATTCAGCCATCCAAGGTCTGTAAGTTAATGCGCCAGGATTATTTAAATCTGTAGGAAGAGTGTTTGGTCTACCATAACCTTCAGATTCAGCTTGTGATTTTAACAATGCTTGTTTTTGTTCTTCCGATAGTTGATTCCAAGTAATGCCTCCACTGTAAGGTGCAGATGTACCTCTATCTCCAACACTCTGAGATGGTATTAATGATGATAAAGGAGATCCCAAAGCTGGTTGTTGTGATGGAGGAATAGTTTGTTCGCTCGCATATCCTCCTGTCTCCATGTCAAATGTACTTCCCATTCCTGCAGAAGTTTCACTGACATCTGCACGCGCACTAGCATCTGCTCCTTCTTCAAAATCATCTAACAATTGTCCAATTTGAAGAATACTAAATCCTAAAGATAAAATTCCAATTATAAGACCCAAGGGACCACCAATTAGGCTAGCACCTAAACTCATTCCAATCTTTTTCGCTAACCAAATATATATTTTATTAGAACCATACTTTTTAGAAATTCCATTTATTCTATTGACAAGCCCTTTAAGAGATTTTTTAGATTCATCTCTAATTTCTTTTCTTTCATCTCTAGCTAAAGCTTCTCTTCCTTTTCGACCACCTTCTTCGACAATAATACTTGATGTAGGTGTCGAAGGGGTAATTGGACTAGGAACTGTTGGTGTAGTTGGAGGGGCAACAGGACCTATTCCTCTTGCCTGCATTGCCTTTTCAACAGCTTTGTTTAATTTGGCCTGCTCCATTCTTCTTTTAAGAATTGCTCCACCAGCTAATGTACCCACTGCTCCTGCTATTGCTGCTTCACCAGCATACTCACTGTCACCCAGGGCTCCATAAATTGATCCTCCAACTACACCAGGCAAAGTTTTTCCCAATAATAGTTTAGAAGCAACTCCTCCAACCAAACCACCGGTAACCACATCACCTGATATCATTCCAGTTCCAGGAGGAGATGGTTGTGAAGTACCAGACGGTTGGTTACCTTCTCTCTGCTGTGTAAATAATTCAGGTAATCCTAATTGCTTTAAAATATTATTGGCTATTATAGCAATGCCATTTTTTACACTACCGTAAATGTTATCTTTTAATTGCTTTAAATCTTTATCGATACCTGATTTGTCAATAAATTCTTTAAATTTTTCTTGCAATTCTGGCCATGCAGAAAATATTAACGCTCCAAGTACACCGGTTAGAATTGGGTTATCTTTTACAAAACCTAACACACCTCCAATCAAACCTCCAACTAATGGAGTCCCTGATGTACCTGATTGTGTCTGACTTCCTTGTTGCATTAAAGAAGATAATGGACTTTTTGACTCTAACTTTTCTTCAAACCCTTTCAACTCATTTCTTTTTAAAATCTTTTCGTTAGATTTAATTCCTTCTTTGTTTGTTTTTAACTGATTTTTTGTTAACTCTCTTATATCGTCCATTATATCAGCAATTGCTGATAATTGAAAAGACATTGATTGAAGATTTTTAGAAACATTAGCTGTTATAGCATTACTCTGAACACCACTCTTTTCTTCTTTACTACTGTAACTAGATGTAATTGATCTCAATACGGGTCCTAAAATACCTGCTTTATACATTGTCTGCATAATTTTAGGATCTAAGGCTTCCTTCACTCCTCTGACAGGAGCTGTAGCAGATCTGTAAGTTCCTTGTGCAATTGCACCTAAAAGTTTTTCAGCCATACTTTACCTTTGTTGTTTTAATCTTTCTGCTTCTTGTTCTAAATGGCTTTTAAGTAAATCAACATATATGTCTCTTTCAAAAGGAATTAGGTCTTCAATCTCTGTCAATGAGTATTTGTGATGCTGAGCCAAACTAAAATTAAGCTGATAATAGTTAGCTATTGAATTATGACTCAGCCCAACGTAAAAAAATCATTTAAATTTTGAAGAACTAATTTTTTAGTATTTCCATCCTTTGTTTTGTATGATGCTTCATAGTACAGCTTTGGAGTTGTTTCAAAAAATTTCTGTATCTTTTTGAATGCATTAACATCTAGAGATGATAAAAATTCTTCTACTTCTTCTGTTTTATAATCAGATATATTGTATACTTTTTCTTCATCGTAAATTTGATCAATACAGACACTAATTAATTGAAAAAACAAATCAACCTCAGTTTCAACTTGAGTAATTTTATCAGCAATATCTAACGGTGGATACCTCATAACTATTCCCATATCATTAGTTAGTTGTATTTTATTTGTATGGGAAGTGTCCTTCTTTATTTCTACATCATCTAAATTAATTTCTATCTTATACTGCTCGTTATCATCTGCGTCTCTATAGAGTATTTCTATTTTATTGTTTACTGATTTAGACCTTAACTTAACAAACAAATACTCTATGTCAAATGTCGTTAATGTTTTAATGTCAACAGAATCTACAAAACAACTTTCTATAACCTGTGTAATAGCATCTAATGATTGCTTTGGATCCCCACTAGATTGAGCAATTAACAATATCTTTTCTTCTCTAACTAAAAAAGGTCTCATTTTTACCTTTTTGTTAGAAGATGGTATAACAACGTCAAACAAAGGATACGATAATTTAGGTAAAGCCATAATAATCTCCAATTAGAAATATGATGTGATAGGACTCAATCTTGTTCTTCCTGCATTTACAATATTCACAACATCTTGTACTTGCTGAGGTCTTCTTGTTGCTAGTTCAATAGCTTGTGCAGCTGGATAAGCATTAATAAGGAATTGGTAAACTAAATCTACATTATTCTTGCTAACATCAACTTGAGGAGCAGAGAATCTAAATTTAGGATCTTCTTGATTATATGCCCAATGAGTAAAGTTGAAAGAAACTGGGAAACGAACAAGAGTATTCTCATCTCCCCAGTTATACTGGATTTCACCTAAAGATACTGGGAAGCAGTTAAAGAGTCGTATCTCAGTTAACTCTTCTTGCATGTCATTGAATGTTCTCATTACCAAGGTAGTTTTGTATTCGTCTTTAAATTCAATAGCAAAAGGATCTTTAGATGAAGAACCGTATAAGTCTTTTCTTCCACCATTTCTTGGAAGATCTGTAAAGTTTATAATTCCGTTCATCCATATGTAAAAGAACTTGTGGATATCTCCTTCACTGTCACCAATAAAGTCTATATTAATATCAGTGAACAAAGGAAGGTAAGGTTTCTTTTCTACAGGTCCAACTCCATATCTTTTGATTTCCGAAGTTGCAAAATTTACACTTGGAATTGGAAATGTGTGAGCCCTGCTTCGAGCAAGTAAAGTAATCTGTGGAGTAACACCAGGAACTCCTAAAAGCAATCTTGGTAATTCAAATGTAACATATCCAAGATTAGTTTTTTGGATACCAAACTTTCTGATTCCAGCAAGGGTATCAGCTCTTATATCGTTAAACTTCTTCTGAGTTGGCTGAGGAGTTTTTAACCTGCTTCCTAAACCTAAAGCACTACCAATGGCAGCTCCTGCATTAATTAATCCCAGAATGTTCTGTGATGTTTTGGTAAATTCAGCCATTACTTTCCTTTGAGTTTGTTCACACTATCTCTATGAACTTTTGTTTTGCTTGCCTTTGCAAATTTTTCCAAGGGTAAGAACAGTGCAATATCCCATTGAGTAGCTGGAATTTGCAAAAACCTTGATTTCAATTGATTATTTAGATAGTGTTTGACACAAGGACGAAAATACTTTAATCTTGATATACTTGTAAGAGCATCGTAGTTGAGTTTAAGTTTAGATTGTTCGGTTATATTTTGTCCAGAAAGACTATACAATCCATCCATTAGTATTGCTCTGTAAGTGTGTGGTAGGTAATGCATGTTTAAACCATGAAAACCATCAGCGTCTTTTTGGAAAGGAAATACTAAAGGAAACTTATCGTAGTACGGTAGTGTCTCTTTATTTTTTGGTAAGTAGCTAAACAAAAACATTTTACCTATTGTCACTGTTCTTTTGAGTGATACTTTGTCCTCGTTAATTATTTCTAAAGGTTGAACCTTACGAGGACTAACAGACTCTGCTGTTGATCTAAACCAGTTTCTTGCGTCTACAGTCTTACTAGGAATTATGTTTTTTTCCATAGCTTCACGAAGAATCTCTTCGAAGAGTTTAGCCATTTGGAATACCTAGCTCTTTTTCTGTCATTATCTTAAAGGTCCACTTCCTATCTTCACAAAACTCTTTTGCTGCTTTCCACTTTGCAGAATTGATACCCCAAGTTTTAACTTCTGTGATATACTTTTTTGTTGGTTTAGTCTGTATTTTAGGAGGTCTTGTTTGTTTTAGAGGCTTTACTTCTATGACAACAGTCTCTACTACTCCACTGCTATTTTTCATCTTTACATAGAAATCTGGGAAGTATCTGTGGATCTTACCATCAATGGGAGATCTGTATGGAACAGAGAACTCTTCACTAGACCATTGAATGACGTCTGGATGCTTGTCTAAATAACCCATAAGTTTAGCTTCCCACAAACTCCTATAAATAATGTTTGCAGGATTTCCTTTATACTTCAGGGGGTTTTGCGGTTTAAAGAATCCTTTATAACTCATAGGAATATTTATGTCCTTAATAGTAAGACAACAAGGCTTTGAATTCTCTGAATCTCTTGGTAGAGTAGTAGTGCCTGGAGAAATAAATTTAGGACAAACTGCCTCAAACATTTTAGATACAGGTATTAGTAAAATATCTGACATTGGAACTTCTGCATTTGATACTATCACAAGTACAAGTTTTTTATCAACTGCTGGTTTAACACTACTAGCAGGTGCTTTATCATCAAAGGTTACAAGGCCCTCCCTAAGTTTTCCTGCTCTTGCAGGAACTACACAAGTTGCTTTGAGTATTGGAAATTTACTTAAAGCTGGTGCTATATCCGATAACGATATAAAAAATGCAGAGGCTGGTTTAAACCTCTCTTCTAAAATACCACCTCCACCTGCTATTAATCTTAGAGCAGATCCTTCTAGCGTAGAGAGTTTAGTAGACGACGTCATTCAAGATGATTCTACAACTTATGTTTTTACATTGCCCAAAGATGTAAGTTCAAAATACAATATGAGATTACAATTTTTTAAATATGATAGGGATACACGAAAGGGTAGTACAACATCTACACCTACAGATATAGTAATATTACCTTTACCTTTAAATCTTGTAGATGTTGTATCTCTACAATTTAACAACGTAAGTCTTGGACCTCTTTTAGGAGAAGCAGCTCCAGCTGCTGAAGAGATTATAGATGTTCTAATGGAAGCAGGGTTAGTTGATGCTGCAGCAAAGTCGTATCAAAATTTAAAAACTCTTCTAACACAACAAGGTGGAGAGTTGGCTAGATTATTAGCAAGACGAGCTTTAACTGGAATCAGTCCAGCTGCTTCTACAGCTGTTGACTTAGCAATAGGAAACACTCCAAATCCACATCAAGTTGTTGCATTTAACGGTGTTAATCTAAGAACTTTTAGATTTAGTTGGAGAATTTCACCAAATAACCTTAGAGAATCTCAAGAATTAGAAAAATTCATTTTTCAAATGAAGAGAAGAACTTTACCACAAAAAGATAGATCTGGTTTCTTACTGCAATATCCAAGTATTGTTAAATTAAATTTGAAACCAGAAACTATAAACAATCTTTTTAGGTTTAGAAATTTGTTTATAGATAATTTTGCAGTAAACTATGCTCCAAATAATAGCTTATCTTTTCACAAAGACGACAGACCCTCTGAAGTAGAAATATCTATGTCTTTTAGAGAGTTTGACATTCAAACTTCTAATGATTATAAAAACACATCCACTTCTCCACTTGGTCAAAGTGAGACTGCTGGTTTCGATTAAGAGAAAAAAATGTCAGCCTATTTTGAAAATTTTCCATTAATCCGTTACGGTAATACCTATGCTCGTAATATAGCAGTGAGACCTGGTATAACTTCTGAAGTTTTAAAAAATACCTATGTTTATTATCCTTATGAAATTAAAAGTGAGATGAGAGCAGACTTGCTTTCACACTACTATTATAACGATCCTTTGTCAAGTTGGGTATTCTATATTTCAAATAATATTATTGACCCTTTCTACCAGTGGTATAAGTCTAACGAACAAGTAAACAATCTCATTGAAAGTAAATATGGATCGTTAGCTAAAGCAGTACAACAAATTAAGTATTGGAAAGTAAACTGGCCAGAAGATGATACGATACTTACAGTAGATCAATACAACGCGTTGACAGTTAATACATCAACGGGAGTTAATCAAAAGAAATATTGGTCACCAGTCTACTCAGAAAATAACAGGGTCACTGGATATGTAAGAAGAAAACTTAACACCACTGTAGAAAGTAACAAATTTATTTCTTTAGATGTTACATTTACAAGTGGTAATTCATTTAATACTGAAGAGAGAGTTATTCAAACGTCTGGTGGTGCTATATCAGCTTCTGGTTTTGTTTCTTTTAGTACAGATGATACACTAATTTTAAAAAACATTAACGGTACCTTTAGTAATACTCTTTCTGTTACAGGAGAGGATTCATCGTCTGTTGCTACATTTACTTCTGCTACAACAATATCAAGAAGTTTTCCAGAACAAGAAGCTCAGTATTGGTCTTCTGTAAGCATGTATGATTATGAGATAGAACAAAATGAATCAATGAAATCAATTAATGTTATTGATAACAAATACTTGGCAGATATTCAAGACAACATTAAAAAAGTGTTTAGATGAGCAGCATTAAACTTCAAGATCCCTACTATGTAGAAGTAGTTAGTGCAGTATTAACAACCTCTGATGGTGGTAAATTTGTTAATCTAAAAGATTACTTGCTTTCCATTTCAATTGTAGAAGACATATATTCTCATTTTATACACTGTGAATTAAATATCTACGATCACAATTCCATTTCTACTAACTTCCCTCTTATTGGTGAAGAATATTTTCAGATTACTTTTTATACTGACAAACAAGAACAAACAACATACAACTTTTTAATGTACAAGAATATTGCTGGTGGTTTTAGTGACACTAATAAAATGCAATATTATACATTAGTGGGTGTGTCTATTGATAAAGTAATTGACAGTGGTTTAAGCATATCCAAATCTTACAGTAATCTAAGTTATGCTAGCATAGTAGATAAAATATTCAATGATTACTTCTCTAAATTAAATAAAAGAATTTTTATTGAGCCAACAAAGGGTATTCAAAAGTTTATTGTACCTGGACTATCTCCATTTCAGGCTATAGAAC